TTGAAGATTTCCTATTTGAAAAGAAGTATCAAACTCCTGAATTAATAGCACGTACAGTACCACTAGCGCAATACACAGCACCTCAAGGAATGTTTAGGAATATAGTATGAGTACCAGTTATTTGAACATAGTCAACGAGGTACTACGTAGGCTACGAGAAGAAGAAGTATCCACCATTACACAGAACACCTACAGCAAGATGGTAGGTGACTTTGTTAATGATGCAAAGCAGATTGTAGAAGACTCACATCAGTGGTCTACACTACGTACAACTATTGTAGTACCTACTGTAGCAGATACTACAGAATATAGCTTGACAAACGCTGGAGAACGTGTTAGAATATATAGTGTCATTAACGACACATCAAACTTCTTTATGCGTTATGAGTCACCTAACTGGTTTAACAATGCTTATTACATCTCTGGTGAAGTAACTGGTAGTCCTGACTCATATACCTTTAGTGGTATTGATGGTAACAGTGATACTAAAGTAAAAGTATACCCTAAACCATCAGGTGTCTTTAACTTACGCTTTGATTTAATTGCTAGAGAAGATGAACTGTCTTTAGATACAGATACTACAGTCTTACCTAAGAACGCTATAGTACACAACGCTGTAGCTTTGTTGGCTAGGGAGCGTGGTGAAACTGGTGGAACTACAGCACAGGATTACTTCTTGATTGCAGACAAACATCTATCTGATGCTATTGCTTTAGATGCCTATAAGAATCCTGAAGAGTTTATCTGGACTACTCCCTAATGGCTCAGAACAGAGAACACATATACATTGCTGCTCCGGGGTTCAAGGGTCTTAACACACAGGACTCTCCTGTAGCTCAAGACGCTACCTTTGCTGCTATTGCTGAGAACATGGTGATAGACAAGTTTGGTCGTATTGGTGCGCGTAAGGGTCTGAAGAAACTAACGACCAGTGCTACGCCTTTAGGATCTAGTGATGGCATTGAGTCTATCTTTGAGTTTGTAGACCATAGCGGTGATAAGACAGTATTCTCTACTGGTAACAACAAGATCTTTACAGGCACTACTACACTTACTGATGTTACTCCCGGTAGCTATACAGTCAGTGCTAACAATTGGAAGATCATAAACTTTAATAACCATGCTTACTTTTGGCAGCGTGGGCAAGAGCCACTTATTTACACTGATGAGTCTGGTAGTGGAGTATTAGAAAAGTTTAGCGACCACAGTCACGCTACAGGTACACCACCGCAAGCCAACGAAGCTCTAGCAGCCTTTGGTCGTGTATGGGTTGCTGATGTTGTCGGTAACAAGCATACTGTTTACTGGTCTGACTTACTAGCTGGTCATGCGTGGACAGGAGGTTCTTCAGGTTCCTTAGACATTACAACTGTATGGCCTACAGGTCATGATGAGATTGTAGCGTTATCAGAGTTTAACGACTTCTTAGTTATCTTTGGTAAGCGTAGTATTATCTTGTACTCTGGTGCTAGTTCACCTTCTAGTATGGTACTAGCTGATGTCATTACTAACATTGGCTGTATTGCTAGAGACAGCGTACAGTCCACAGGATCAGACCTTATATTCTTGTCTGACTCTGGTGTCCGTAGCTTGGGCAGAGTTATACAAGAGAAGTCTAACCCTATTGGTGACGTATCTGTAAATGTACGTGATGACTTAGTACAGGCAGCGGCAGTAGAGACAGGTAACATTAAAGCAGTCTATAGCGAAGAGAATGCCTTTTTATCTGCTGATCTTACCTGAAGTTAACAACCTTGTGTTCTGCTTTGACATGCGTGGTAAGCTAGAGAATGGAGCTAGTAGGGTAACTACATGGCCGTTTACTGGTATCTTGTGTGCTACAACTACAGACAACAATGAAGTTTACTTTGGTAACTCTAAAGGTATCAATGAATACTCTGGTTTCCTAGACGATACTTCTACTTACACAATGAAGTATTACACTAATGCTCTTGTCGTTTGGTGACGCTAGTAAACTAAAGATTCTAAAAGAAATAACATTTACTATTGTAGGTGGTCAAGGCACAGACCTATTGTTAAACTGGGGTTACGATTATACTGAAGGATACACCAAGCAACTGTTAACAGTAGACGATGCGTCTATTGCAGAGTACGGTATCTCTGAGTACAACGTAGCAACCTCGCAGTACAACGCATCTATCATTGTAAACAAAGCAACGACTAAAGCTACTGGATCTGGTAGAGTAGTCACTATTGGTTTAGATGCCACGATTAATGACAAGTCATTTTCAATACAAGATGTAAACATTGAAGCATTCATAGGTAGAACAATTTAATGAGTAATTATACTAAGACTACAAACTTTGCAGCAAAGGACTCACTACCTTCAGGTAACGCTGCTAAGATTGTTAAAGGCGCTGAGATTGACACAGAGTTCAATAACATTGCTACTGCATCAGCAACTAAAGCAGACATAGCTGGCCCTACGTTTACAGGTACTGTGACTATACCCACTGTAGATCTAAACGGTGGTGCTATAGACGGGACTACTGTAGGTGCATCTACTGCTGCTGCTATTACAGGTACAACCATTGTAGCTAACACTAGCATTAATATTGCTGGTGACGGAGCTACTGTAACTGGTATTAAAGATGAAGACGATATGTCTTCCAACAGTGCAACCAAACTAGCTACACAACAGTCAATCAAAGCATACGTAGACTCACAGGTAACTGCACAGGATCTTGATGTAACTGATGGCTCCACAAGCATTGACATTGACTTGGACTCTGAGTCTCTAGGTATCTTAGGTGGCACAGGTATTGACTCTACTGCTTCAGGTACTGGAGTTACTCTAGCTATTGATGCTACTGTAGCTACTCTAGCAGGCACACAGACGCTAACCAATAAGACGCTTACGTCACCTACGCTTAACACACCTACTATTGGTACTTCGTTTACTATTGGCTCCGCTACGATCACTGAAGCAGAACTGGAGATTTTGGATGGTGCTACAGTAACTACAGCAGAGCTAAATGTACTGGACGGTATCACCAGCACTACTGCTGAGTTAAACATTCTTGATGGCGTAACGTCTACCGCAGCAGAACTTAACATCTTAGATGGCGTTACTTCTACTGCTGCTGAACTTAATATCTTAGATGGTGTCACAAGCACAACAGCAGAGCTAAATATACTTGACGGAGTTACCAGCACTACAGCAGAACTAAACATTCTAGACGGTGTGACAAGCACTACTGCTGAACTAAATCTCTTAGATGGTGTTACAGCTACTACAGCAGAAATTAACTATGTAGACGGTGTAACTTCTAATGTACAAACACAGTTGGATGCTAAGGCTCCAATTGCTGGAGCTACATTCACAGGCACTACTACCATACCTACTGCTGACATCAATGGTGGAGCTATAGACGGTACTGTTATTGGTGGATCATCCGCTGCTGCTGGTAGCTTTACTACTCTAGGAGCCTCTGGTGCTATTACAGGTACTCTGAGTACTGCTGCACAGACTAACATTACAAGTGTTGGTAACTTAACGTCACTTCAAGTAATAGATGGAGACTTTAATGTTTTAGCATCTGAAGGTGGAGGTGCCGCAGAGTCTTTGTTAATTGCAGATGTTTCTACCAAGCGTGTAGGTATTAATAAAGCATCTCCTTCAGTTTCTTTAGATATTGGATCTAACACAGACGCTATGCACGTACCTGTAGGTACTACTGCACAAAGACCCGGAAGTCCTGCTGCTGGATACTTTAGATACAATAGCACTACAGGTGGATTTGAAGGCTACACAGACGCTTGGGGAGCTATTGCTGGCGGTGGTGGTGGAGTAGCACCTAGTATTGACACAATGACAGGTGATGGTTCTGATACCACACTTGCGCTTACTAATGCTCCTGTTAATGAGAATGCTACCTTTGTAACTATTGACGGCGTAACTCAACACAAAAGCACCTATAGTGTCTCTGGTACTACTTTAACATTCTCTACTGCACCTCCTACTGGTTCTGCTGTAGAAGCTATTACACTTAACACTACTACAATCAATACTGCTTCTATTCTACAGGATGCTGATGGTGATACCAAAGTACAAGTAGAAGAGTCCAGTGATGAAGATAAGATACGCTTTGATACTGCTGGTACTGAGCGTATGATTATTGATGATTCAGGCACGTAGGGTATTGGCACTAGCAGCCCAAATGCTTCTGCTGATTTACACGTTGCAGACACTTCCGACGCTCGTATTTGGCTAGAAGCTACCAGCGGTGACACGTAGGAACTTCTGATGGTCTGGTATTTACCACAGGTTCTTCATTTACAGAACGCATGCGTATTGACTCCTCTGGCAACGTGGGTATTGGTGTTGTTCCAGAAGCATGGCATTCTGCATTTACTGAAGTCTTACAAGTTGGTGTTGCATCTTTAATAACTTCAGGCGGCGATAACGCTCGAGTGTTTAGTAACGCTTACTACGATGGCGCTTATAAGCGCATTGGAACTGGCTACGCTCACTCCTATGAGCAGACAGGCGGGACACATCGTTGGTTTAGTGCTGCAAGCGGATCAGCTGATTCAAGCATTTCGTGGGCAGAATCAATGCGTATTGACTCATCAGGCAATTTGCTGGTGGGGACTACTGATGCCGCAGTGGGTGTTGGCAATACAAATACAGGTTTGTCTCTTCAAGGTGGTGGCTTTGCTGCAATAAGTAGAACAGGCACTTCAGGTCAGCCAACTCTTACTGTCAACAAAAACACTAACGACGGTGAGCTTGTTGGGTTTTACAAGGACGGCTCAGCCGTAGGTGTCATTGCTACTTGGGACGGTGAGATTGCGATAGGAAGACTGAACTGTGCTTTGTTATTTGATGATGATGCTAATCGCATAAAGCCACACTCTGTTTCCTCAAATACAGTCAGAGATAACGCTTTAGATATGGGTGGCCCAAGCGCTAGGTTTGATGACATCTACGCCACTAATGGCACTATTCAAACTTCTGACCGCAATGAGAAGCAAAACATTGAAGCACTGTCTGACGCAGAGCAGCGTGTTGCTGTAGCAGCCAAAGGTTTACTACGCAAGTTCCGTTGGAAGTCTAGCGTAGAAGAAAACGGTGATGATGCTCGTATCCACTTTGGAATCATTGCACAAGACCTACAAGACGCATTTACTGCTGAAGGCTTGGATGCTGGACGCTATGCAATGTTTATATCAAGCACATGGACTGATGAAGAAACTGGTGAAGAACGTACACGCTTAGGTGTGCGCTACTCTGAACTACTCGCCTTCATCATCTCAGCAATCTAGGAGAACACATAATGGCTTTAACACAAGTATCCAGAGGACTCCTGAGTACAAGCATTGTAGATAACGGGAATGACACGGCTATTACTATTGATAGCTCTGAAAATGTCGGTATTGGTGCTTCGCCTAGCACGAAACTTCAAGTAACAGGTAATAGTTCAAGCAGAAATACCATTGTCTCTAATGTAACCCTTGACGGCGGCACCACTGTGGCGTACCCATATTCTGGGTTTGGTTTTGGTATTAATTTTATTGGTAGGGATTACGGAAACGCTGTAAGAAACTACGCAAGCATCAATACAGTGATGGAGGCTACATCTTCAAATTCAGGCGGTGGGGATGCAGGATTCAAAGCAGGATTAAGTTTTTATACAAATGGTGGCGGTGCAAGCGACACTGATCCTCAAGAACGCCTGCGTATTGATAATTCAGGCATCGTGCTGGTGGGGCGCACGTCAGCAGGTGCTACAGGAAACGGACATAGCATCCGTGGTGGCGACAGCGCGATATTCAGTCGTGATTCTAGCGGTGAATCTATGATTGTTGCCAGAAATGCGTCAGCAGGAGATCTTGTTCGCTTTTACTGTAATGGGTCTGACCGAGGTTCTATAGACTTTGACGGCACTAACACAATCTCTTACACAAGCAGTTCAGACCAACGCCTCAAAGACAACATTGCAGACGCTGATGATGCAGGTAGCAAAGTAGACGCTATCCAAGTACGCAAGTTTGATTGGAAGGTTAACGGCACTCATCAAGACTACGGCATGATTGCTCAAGAGCTACAGACTGTTGCACCAGAGGCTGTCAGTGGTGACCCTGACTCAGACGAAATGATGGGCGTGGACTACAGCAAGCTGGTTCCAATGCTAGTTAAAGAAATACAATCACTACGCGCTCGCGTGGCACAACTGGAGAACAACTAATGGCTACATGGACTATATCAACACTTGAACGCAACACATCAGACGGTGGTGTAACTGTTGCACACTGGAGAGTATCTGAAGTAGATGGAGATTACTCTGCATCTTCCTATGGCACTGTAGGCTTTACACCTGACGCATCTGCTGAAGGCTTTGTGGCTTATGCAGACCTTAGCGAAGCTACGGTACTTGGGTGGGTTCAAGAACAGTTAGACAAGGATGCAATTGAAGCAGCACTTACAGCTAACATTGCAGAGCAGAAAGCACCTGTAACATCAACTGGTACACCTTGGTAATGAAGCAAGATCAGACGCAAACACTTGACTTGGCTTTAGAAGCACTAGAGAAGATAGCTCAACATGAGAAAGAATGTGGTGAACGCTGGGGTGAAGCAACTGCTGAACTTCGGCAGCTTAAAGAACTAGCTGCTGCCCATGCAATGAAGTGGGAGCGTCTGGCTTGGCTTGTTGTTACTGTTGTGGTGACAGGTGCAGCCTCCGTGATAACAACAGTATTGACATAGAGAGAATATAAAGATGGCAACAGAATTAGCACCTACAGCAGAAAATTACATGAATGCTTTTATGGGAAAGCCGGGAACTACTCTTGCACCTACAGCAGCAAATTACATGAATGCTTTTTCTGGTTCGGGTACAGGTACAGGTACAGGTACAGGTCTTGGAGGATTCTTTGAAAACCTTGGTAACCTCGGTGGTTCATTAGGTAAATTCTTAGGCGGTGCTGGTGGATCACTAATAGGTGCAGGACTTAGCATTGATGAGCTTAATTCCTTACGTGATGTAGCTGAAAAAGCATCCACAGGTATGGCTGAGATTGGTAGAACTGGTGCAGAAGCAGCAGCCTTCAAACCCTTCACTGTCTCTACTGGCTTTGGTGGCGTAAGTACCACACCTGAAGGTGGGTTTGCTACTACACTAGACCCACAGCAAGCTGAACAACAGCGTAAGCTACAAGCTCTCACAGGCACCTTACTGGGTGGTATGGGCGCAGGTATACCAGATGTATCAGGTATCCAAGAACAGGCTCTAGGAGGCGTAGGTGGCTTCCTAACGGGTGCTATGGCTCCTATGGCACAGAGAGAAGCTGATGTCTATGAGCGCATTAGAGCTACTCAACGGCCTGAAGAGCAACGTGCCCAGCTTGCATTGGAAGAACGCCTAGCTTCACAGGGACGTACAGGTCTACGTACAGCACAGTTTGGTGGTTCTCCAGAGCAGTTTGCTTTAGCACAGGCACAGGAAGAAGCTAAGGCTAGAGCATCTCTAGGTGCGTTAGGACAAGCACAAGCAGAACAACTACAACAAGCAGGACTTGCACAAAGTATGTTTGGTTTAGGCTCTGGTGCTGCTGCACTACCTGCTTCCTTACAGCAAGGACAGTTAGGTAACATTGGTGCTGCTTTAGGGTTACAATACTTACCAGAGCAACAGTTACTTGCTTCACTAACTCCCGGCATTCAGCTTGCTAGTCTTGCTGATCTTGGTCGTAGACAAGGTGCTGGATTAATGACTGAAGCAGGCGTATCTGGACTAGAGGATATTGTAGGTGCTGAACAAGCTAGAGCAGCCAATATAGCACAGATATACAGTGCTTTACTGAGCGCTCAAGGACAACAAGCGGCTGCTTCAGCAGGCGGAATTAGCTCAGGCATAGGTGGCTTGTTTGGTGAGATAGGTGACGTAGGCAGCGATATTTTAAGTATGTTAGGAATCAGTTAAACATGGGACTTTTAGAAAGAACAGGCGTATTAGATCGCTACAAAGTATCTCCTACTCAAGGAACTTCTGGTTTACTTACAGGTCAGCCAGCACTAAGTCCGTTTGCACAGCAAGCTGCTAGGAACATTGGTGGTGTGCTTGGGATTGACATGAGGACTCCTGAAGAAAAGATACTATCCGCTACAGCAGGCATAGATAGAACTACTGCTGCTGGTCAACTAGAAGCTATTGAAGCTAGGCTCAAGTTTGAAACAGATCCAGACAAAAGGAATACACTAGGACAGCAAGCAGTACAGTTACGTAGACAGATGGCTAGTGATGCTAGGACAGCAGCTACAGAACAGCGTAGAGTTAGCAGAATAGAAAGAGTAGCTACTGCTTTAGAAAACATAGGAGAAACTCAAGAAGCTGCATATGTTAGAGACGGAACATATAGTCCTCAAGAAGGGTCTAGTTATCTAGCTGCTCAACGTAGAGCTAAATCTATTGACGAAGATAGTATAGAACAGCAACGTAGTCTGGTAAGCTCTTTGGGATATGAAAAACAAGATATGTTTTCTAGTCTGTACGGCAAAGATTCCAAACCTATGTCTCAAGGAACACTTAGTTTTTTACTAGGTAGAGCAGAGAAAGGCAAGCAAAAGAAATCTGCTTTAGATTATTTAGATTCATTAAAATCTACAGAGCAGATAGAAACACTGAGACCTTTGGTAGAGAATGGGTTTTTAGATAGAAAACAAGTAGGTTCTTTTTTAGCTGCCGGTATTAAATCTACCAAGCCAGAAGTCGGTTCTGTTGTAGGGCCGGACGGGTCAGCTAAAATAACATCCACTATTAATGGAGTGTACTCTACTCTTGAGAGAGGAGAATGGGTGCCTGTAAGTGCAGAGAATCCTGTGTTTCCTATTATCAAAGGATCAACTACTGTCCCTTCAATAAAGCCATCTACAGGAAAGACGCTTGAAACTATTTTAGAAACAGAAGATTTACTGCCTGAAGTAATGAAAGAAAATTGGACAGAGCTTCCTCCTGCTGCGCAGTTTAATTTCAATGTAACAGTAATGCGAATAGCTGAAGAAAGAGCTAAACTTAATAAAACATCTGTTCAGCAAGAAATGATAACAGCGTTTAAGGATGTGATGAGTTCTAAATATATGTCTGCGGAAGAAGGGTTGTATGATTTTGGAGGATCTAGCTTTGTTGTCCCTGATCTTAGTGAGTTTATAGAGAGACCCGCTGCTCCTTCAGCACCTGCTGCAACTAACGACGGCCCGGTAGTTGCTTGGGGTACATCACCAAAAAAAGGTTAGTTTTATGAACGTATCTCTACCTAACGGCACTATACTGTCAGGAGTACCTGAAGGAACTTCTGATGTTGAGATCATGGAGTTTGCTATCAAAGGCGGGCATGCTACTGTCCAAGACTTTGGCTATGACCCTACAGCATCTGATGATTTCCCTGTGTACACGCCTAACGATGAAGAGTTCTTCGTGGGTGACATGCTTAAACTTCAACAAGAAAGAGAACAACAGGTACAGCAAGAGCAGCTAGAGGCGCAGCGTGAGATCCTCAAGGAAACTGTAGAAGAACCTACGTTTATGGAGGAAGCTCATTTAGCTTTTGACCAAGGCAGTAGTTTGACGGAGGACTTTAACACAGTCCTTACCGCTGCATTCCCACAGTCTACAGTAGCAATTAGCTTTGAAGAAGGTAGCCTACTGCCTACTATGCAGATGGGGCTAGGCGACGAGTTTCAAAGTCTTAGTTACGATGAAAGACTACAGCGCCTTCGTGAGAACAAGGCAGCTAATGTAGCAGAAGAACATGCTGACACTTTAACCAAGCAAGAAGTCTGGGGTAGAAGCACTGGTGCCAATGTTGGTGGAACATTGACCAAAGGACTTTTAGACCTTAGTGTTCTGTTGCCTGTAGGCCAAAGCACCAAGGCTATGCTGGCTATTGGTGGAGGCGTAGGTCTTACGTCAGGACTTGCTTCACAGGCTGCTAAGAATGAGTTTGATGCAGCTAATCTGGTTGGTTATACTGTGCTAGGCGCTACTTTACCTGTGGCTGTTACAAGAGCAGGACAGGTATTCAAAGAAGCTCCTTCTGCTATAGCAACCAGTAAAGAAAAACTAGCAAATGCAGGACGCTCTATCATAAACATGGCAGATAGACGTACTCCGAGTCAGAAGTCTGCTGATGCAGCTAACAACACCTTGACTGCTATGGAAGAAGAAGCAGCTAGGCTAGTGACCAAAGGAATACCAGAGGATAAGGTGCTTCCTCTAGTACAAGCTAATCTTGGATATGACACCGCTAAAGTAACTAGGACTTTGGCTGATGCTGATAGACCTTTTGTAGTACCTACTAAAGAAGAAGCATTTGAGATTGTTAGGCAGATTGAGAATCCTCTGTACGCCAAGTCTTTACTAGCTAAAAAATTAGACCCACTACTAGCACCAATATCTTCTAGGATAGGTAAGCTCAGTAAACCTTTAATGGTTTCTCTTAGAGAAGTAGACCGTAAGACACTACAGCGCATTGGTGACACAAGCAGAGAGTTCCAAGATTTCTTTAACGTAGGTATGAAAAAAGTTAAAGAAGGTAATCCTAACTGGGCTAGTCTTGAGAATGCCTTAATGAACAACAACTTCGCTAGGGCAGAGAAGATTGCTACTGAGCACTTTCCTGAAGTAGTTAAGACTTTACCCAAGATACGTTCAACTCTGGACAACTTATTCAAAGAACTAGAAGAATCTGGCATAGACGTTAAGTATCTTGATGACTTCTTCCCACGGTTTGTAAAGGATCGTGAAGGATTAATGATGGCTATAGGCTCTAAGACCAAGAGCTATATCAGTCAAGCCTTAGAAGCTGAAAGATTAAGAATAGCAAAGTTAAAAAGCAAGGATGACTATGAGCTTACTCTTGCACAGAAAGATGACATCATAAACAAAGTTCTTATGGGTTACAGGCCGACACCTAAAGGACTGAAGCGTTTAACTAGTTCACGTAAGATCCCATATCTAGAAGAAAACTTGCAAAGGTTCTACCACTCTGCTCCTGAGTCCTTGCAGATGTACGTTAACAAGTCTATACGTGAGATTGAGAAGCGTAGGTTCTTTGGTAAAAACGGCATGAAGAGAGAAGGCAGCGAGGACTTAGACTACCGTAACTCTGCTGGATCACTGATACGTGAGCTAACGGAAGACCTACCACAGAAGCAGGTGGATGAGCTTACAGACCTTATTAACGCTAGGTTTGAAGGTGAAGACCTAAAGATGAATGATACTATTGCTAAAGGTAGAGACTTACAGTACATAGCTTTACTGGCTCAGCTAGACTCTGCTTTAGTTCAGTTAGGAGACGTAGGTAGTGCGGTTTACTTAAACGGACTTAAGAACACGTTTGCTTCTTTGATGGGTAAAAAACAACTGACTGCTGAAGAGTTAGGTGTTATTGATAACGTAGCTGCTGAGATGAACAGTGGTGGCGGCTTTAGTAAAGCTATGGATACTACTCTTAGACTTTCAGGTTTTAAGTTTATGGACAAGGTAGGTAAAAACGCTCTTATTAATTCTTCTTTGCGTAAATACCGGCAGATGTCAGCTACTCCAGAAGGAAGACGTAAACTTGAGAAGCAATGGGGCGATGTGTTTGGAGGAGACATAAGCAAACTTACACAGGAGCTTCAAAGCGGAAAGATAACAGATAGAGTTAAGACTTTAGTTTGGAATGACTTAACGGATGTTCAGCCTGTAACTTTAACAGAGATGCCTGAAGCATACTTGAAGAATCCTAATGGCCGTATATTCTATAGCTTAAAAAGTTATATGATTAAGCAGCTAGATCTTGTGAGAAACAGGAGCATAGCTAAGATGCAGTCAAAGGATAAAGAGACAAGATTAGAAGGACTGCGTGATCTTGCTAGGTATGCAGGAACTGTTGGTTTAGGCAATGCTGCAGTAGGTACATTAAGAGACTACTACTTATCAGGCGGAGACTCAAGAGCACTTACGCCGAGCAACTACACAGATAACTTTATCAATACTTTAATGGCTACAACTTTCCTAAACCGCTATCTTGTTGATAGATACATAAGTGAAGGTAAGTTAGGAGAGGCTATCTCTGCAACATTTACTCCTCCTGCTCTAAACGTAATAGATGATGTTGGTACAGCATTAGTAGAGGTTGCAAAAACAAAATCTCTGGATAACGATGAGGTTGAGAGAGCGTTAAAGAATGTAGGCGTACTGGGTAAACTATACTACACATTCCTTGGTGGAGGCATGGAGAAAAGACAAGAACGCATTGATGAAGAAGAAGCTAAGAACAAGGTACTCACTGGACTTTAAGAAAAGGGGGCATTGCGCCCCCAAGTCTTCTCAAGCTACATTAGCAAACTTAACCTTCCCTACATCGCCACGTAGTCCAGCCTTCATGTAGGTAGTTGCACGGCCTTCAAAGAAGTTCTGATGCTCTACACCTAACACATCATCCAGCCAGTTTAGTGGATTGTCTTTTACTTCATAGTTAGGTTTCAAGCCTAGTTGTAGTAAACGACGATCAGCAATGTACCTGATGTACTGCTTCATCTCTTCCTTTGTTAGACCAGTAATGTCACCCTGTTCAAACACAAGATCCAAGAACCTATCCTCTAGGTCAACCATTTGGCGGCAAGCCTTATAGATTTCTTTCTTGAAAGAGTCTGTCCATATGTCAATATTCTCTTGAATAAACTCCCGGAACAGCTTAGTCATTGCCTCTACGTGTAGAGATTCATCACGTATACTATAAGTAATAATCTGCCCCATGCCCTTCATCTTGCCAAACCTTGGGAAGTTTAACAGGATGATGAAGCTACTAAAGAGTTGTAGTCCTTCAGTAAAACCTGAGTAGATAGCCAAGGCTTTTGCAATAGCACGTCTATCGGGCACAAGTGAGCTTGTAGCAGCTTTCTCTGGAAGCTTTACAGAGTTTATATAGTCATGTTTAGCAGCCATAGCCTCATACTCTGCAAACGCCTTATACTCTACCTCTGGCATTCCTACGGTGTCTAGCAGCAGGCTGTATGCATGTTGATGGATAGACTCCATATTGTTAAATGCACCCATCATCATACGTGCTTCAGGCTTTCTAAAGATACGCATGTACCTATCAACGTAGCCATTGCTGACATCTACATCAGACTGTGTAAATAGACGGAAGATCTGAGTCAGTAGGTTCTTCTCCTCATCAGTCATTGTCTGCCAATCTTTAACGTCATTGTGCAGAGGTACATCCTCTGGAAACCAGTGCATCTGGTTCTGTTGTGAGTAGTAGTCGAACATCCAAGGATGGTCAAACGGTTTGTAGTAATCTCTAGTTGATCTTAAACTCAAGCTGCATCTCCCTCTTTGATAAAGACACCATGACTGTTCATGTGTCCCTTGCGATCCTTAATATCATTATACGCTACCTTCAGGCATTCCTCTAGGGTAGTGTCATTCATAATTGCTAAGGTGTTTAACACCACCAAGCAGTCACCAATGTCATCAGTCACATCACGCTGCTTGGCTATGTTATCCCCTAGCTCTCCCATCTCAGACACAAGTTTAGCAAACTGTGCTAAAGGTGTGCTGTTGTTAAGTATACCACGCTTCATTGCCCACAGGCTAATCAGGTGTATTAGTTCATCACTCATTCTACTTCATGTCCTGCCATAATTACTGCTTGCTTGAATACTTCCACCAAGTAGATGGTCTCCTTCAAGTCCATAGACTCTGTAGCCTTAGCTGTCAGAGCGTCATCTTCAGTCCACCCTAGTACCAGTACGTGATTAAACTCACCCTTACAGTCCTCTAGTACCTCGTCAGCGGTTGCTTGTGTAGGCATTAGGTTAATTACATTACTCACTAAAGTGTGTCTCCAGTACAATCAGTTTATCTTCTGCTTCAGCAATCTTCTGCACCAGCTTGTCCATAGTCTCAATCAAGTTACCATGCTCACCTACAGCCACAGGATTGTCTAGGTAGTTCTGCACCTCTGCCTTGTACACGTCTATCTCAGCGTTGTACAGACGCTTCATGGCGCTAATCTTAGGGTCTATCACTGTATCCATCCTCCAGTAATTGCTTGTACTTACTCAGGTACTCCTTGTAGCTCAGGGGTGCCTCTTGTTGTTTGATCTTGTTGCTCATGTAACTAGACCACATCTGCATACAGTAGTTACTGAACAACATAATCTTGTCATCCTGTTCCTTATAGTATACCAGATAGTCAGACCAATTGGTATACTTTTTTAGCTCAGGTATGTAGAACTTTGCTCTGTACGCTGGGTGTTCATCATTATCTTTCATATCTTACCACTTATTTATTACATTAGCCATTATAAAAAAACAAGTTAAGAAGTTAACTATAACAATAAAAGTTCTTAAAATCGCTATAGCATCATCATGCTCCACTGTTTTATCATCACTAAAACTTCCTATAGTGTACTTCCAAATTGTCCAAGCTCTACCCTTCACAGCTTAAACACTCTCCGTCTTCAAGGTTGATCCTTGGTATCTTGATGTTAACATTCTCTGTATTTCTAGCCGCTGTAGTTCGCAGGTAATACATAGATTTGAGTTTGTTAGCTCCTGTCCAATGTACGCTATTAACATACTCCAGATACTCATCGTGGATCTCCTGTGGTGCTGTAGCTGGTGGCGGCTCAAAGAATAAGTTTACTGACTGTGCTTGGCAGACGTACTTCTGTCTTTGGTAGGCGTGTTCAATGACCCAAATTTGGTTAAGTTCAGGCGCTGTCTTAAATACGGCCTTCTCTTCTTCCGATAGTTCCGGTAGGTCTTTAACAGAGCCTTCAGCAGCAGCAATATCTTTCCACGTTTTTTCGGTGTTGGTACCTTTCTCTTCAAGTAGTCGCTCCAAGTATTTGTTCTTGACTTTGTATGATCCTGTTAGAGTCTTGTGCGTAAATACGTTAGCGCGAGTAGGCTCAATACTAGGACTTGTTCCACCGCATATAATACTAGAACTAGCATTAGGGGCGATAGCAAGCAGATGGGAATTGCGACGGCCACTATCAAGCCATGTCAGGAGCCTCCCCACGGTCTCTAGCCAGACTTCTGGAAGCATTCTCAGCTCTTTCTTTGATTGTCTTAAACGCTCTATTGTTGAAGCTGGAGGCGTACATTCCTTCAAAAGGGATTCCATTACGTTGAAGGTAACTATGAAAACCCATCGCTCCAAGGCCGACCGCACGTTCTCTATATGCACTATAAGCGGCTTTTGCAAACCCTTTTTTATCTTCTCTAACATAAGACATAAACTCCTCTATGCTATCTGCTGACACGTTCATGCCTGTGTCTAGAATAGCGTTGTCAATGAAGTGTTCAATGATGTTATCCAACATGTTAATCATGTCAAAGATAAACAATTCATCGTCCTTCCATTCATCAAAGTATTCTAGGTTAACACTAGACAAGCAGCACACTGCTGTACGATCCTCACTGGTTGGCAGTGTGATCTCAGAACATAAGTTACTCTGGCGTACCTCTAGTCCCATGTCCTTCTGTGACTGTGGTAGAGCCTCGTTACAGCGATCTAGGTTAACAATGTAGGGTTCACCTGTCTCCGCTCTGGTGTGTACTAGCTGCCACCACAAGTCCCTAGCGGACACAGTCTTGATTGCCTGCTTGGACTTAGGATCTATTAACCTCCAGCTATCATCAGACATGACGGCGGCCAAGAACTCATCTGTGATTGTAATTCCATTGTGAAGGTTAAGGCACTTACGATTAAGATCACCCCCAGTAGTCTTTCGCATAGCGATAAACTCTTCCACTTCTGGGTGACTGATGTCCATATACGCTGCATAAGATCCTCTCCGTGTTACGCCTTGGTTAAAGGCAAGCATTTGACTGTCAACTACGTGCATGAAAGGTATGCTACCAGTAGACTGACTACCGTTAGCAGTTGAAACGCCATTACTTCTAACAGCACCCCAATATCCACCCAAGCCTCCACCTCCACTTGCCAACCATATGTTCTCATCGTAGTGATCAGAAAGACCACGCCTTGAATCAGGAACATAATTGAGAAAGCAGCTAATAGGTAAACCACGAGTGGTTCCCCCGTTACTAAGTATAGGAGTGCTAAAACCGAACCACCCCTTGCTTGCGTAGTTATAAAGTCGCTGTGCAAGATTGTAGTCAGTATGTCCTTGATACGTTGCACCATAGACCGACGCTCTGGCAAATGCTTCTTGGGCATGTGTCTCATCTCCCCAGAAATATCTATCCTTCAGTGTCTCTAGTGAGAACACATTAAGATTTTCTTCTCTGTCATAATCAATCTGGATACCTAAGTAATCCTGTACGCCTACCTTACTTGTCACTAGGATGCTCCAACATGTAACTAATCAATCGCTCTTCGTACCACCTAGCTTTACGTAGGTCTTCGATAGGACTCTTCTTATAGCGGAAGCGCCACATGTACTTCAAAGCATTACCACGTAGGTATCCAATGTACTCGTCGTGATTGAGCATACCCCTTGATGGCATCAATACACTCTATGCTACCAGTGTTGTAATGCTCTGGCCGGTGTACATTGTCGTACTTATAGTCTCCGTACAGTGGGTGGTCGTTAGGCTCGTTGTCATCATCATAGATATGATTCCATGTGTCAGCTACAGGAGTAGCAGTTTTTTTCCTAAGTGCATTCCACTCTTCTGGTGTTGCGTTATCAATACTCATCCCATTCATCTCCATTTGTTTCTTCTTCAAACTGGTGCAGCCTGTTGATAAACTTATCCTCAAACCTGTCCAGCAGTTCTTCAGCGGATATGTCCAGTGCCTCTAGTATATCATCAGCATCATACCGCTTCAATATCCGCTCCTTAATTTCATCCATTGTTAGTGACATGTTCTACATACTCATCCACTGTGTAAAATTCAAAGCCTTCCTTGTGACACCACTGACCCATCGTAATCTTAGAACCTTTGCGAACCTTCTTGTTAGGGTCTGACAGTACAAAGATTAACTTGATTGGTTTAATGCTGTCACGTATTGATGTGTACTTCTGGGTGTCTCCTGTCCTAAAGAATCCTTTAGTCTCAATGTAGTCACCCGTCTTCTTGTCCACAAAGTCTGGCTTGTACTTCCTGTGCATCACGTATGGTACATCATATGGCTCATACAAGTATCTCCTCTTGGGCACTGTCTGGGCAAAGCGTTTCTCTAGTCCAGACCTATAGATGCTTTGCTTACGTGACCTCTTGGACTTTAGGCTCATTGACTACCTCCGTTAAGTATCTTGGGCCAGTAGAGTACAGGAATGTACGTAGCTTAGGGTAGCAAGCATGTTTGAAGTGACAGTAAGAGCAACCCATAGCCAGCTTCTTGTTACCAGACTTGCCGTCAGGCACTGTGTCATGGCACAAGGGTGGTGGTTCCTTCTGCTCTACCATCTCCTTCACATGGATGATGCGATCCTCTATGTCCTTCTTTAGAACCTCATAGACAGGAGCCTGCTTGTCCTCTAGGTCATACTTCAGGTAAGTCAGGTGACCATTGGCTTTATCCATAGCCAGCCAGCCTACCTGTGTCTCACCCTCAGACCTAGCGTATCCCTTGATCTGATCTATGTATCCAAAGGGATCATCAAATGCAAGTGAAGCATCCTTGAACTTCTTGAATCCATAGGTACTGGCAGACTTAACGTCAGTCACTATGCCATCAATCTTGCAGTCCATGCTACCTGAGATACCCTGTACAGTAGCTTGTGCTTGCTCATGTGTCACTGTGTGACCAGCCAAGCGTACAAACAAGAGCAGCATCTCCTCAATCAGATGTCCGTACATGAACTTCACAAGGGTGTGAGGCTGCATCTTCTCCTTTGGGCCAACATTATTGTAGTGATTCCACAGGAACCTATCAGTCTTACCTATGTTAGACATACGCAGCTTACGTGCATCAAAGCTACCACGCTGGGTAAACTCCTTACGCATAAGATCCTTACATGCCTCACCGAAGTCATCAATGATCTGCTCTGCATCTACTGACTTGTCAGGTGACTTAAACTTCACAAGATCGTAGATGTCATCTATCAATGTGTTAGTTGTTTTCATATTACTCTCTATGTTTAACGAAGTTAAGTTTTCTATTGTAGGGATCAAAGATAAGGAACACTACTCCTAAATCTTTTTGCTCTTGAGTTCTCTGTCTAGGAGTATCTGTGGCATTCTTCGGATTATTCCCTATCCTAGCCATCTTTACATCTATAAGAATAAACTCTCTCGTCTCTAGTTTGAAAGCTATCATGTCAATAGGGCCGGTAGATCCTGAGTTCATGAACACTTCATAACCGTTGTCCCATAGCCAAGTAACTGCATAATACTCAGCCAAGTCTCCTTTCCTGTTACTGTCAGTGAGTATCCGCCCAGCTTTCTCCGACTTGGTACTCTCCTGTGAGCCTACACTTAAGCCCAAGTTCAATTCCTGCTGCTTCCAAACATGAGACTGCAAGTCTTCCATACTTGTCTGCTTGGGATCTTCTAACCTCTGCTTGTACTTCATCATGGATATTTCCAACAAAGTAATAATCTAAGTTCCATAGTATAGCATACTCCTGTAATAAACACAAGGCTTTTTTCATAACGATTGCACCGGCACTCTGTAGTAATGTATTCAGTGCTGCGTGTTCTGATCGTATGTATAGTTTCCTACCGTCTAACCCATTGATACAGCCTTGGGTCGCCTCTTTTGCAACTCGTCCTTTAAGATCTGCATATGCTGGGAGATTAGACATAAATCGTTCTCTAAGCAGCTTACCAGCACTTGCGCCTCCTCCTGCCACCGTACCAAGTTTCGCATCTCCTGCTCCGTACAGCAGTGCGTAGATGAAAGTTTTAGCCTGATCTCTTGATTCAAGTCCTGCAAGCTGTTGGTTAGCAGTGTGTATGTCTCCTCCAATGACTTCATTAGTGTACTCCTCATCGTCCATGTAGTGAGCCAACATACGTAGCTCTAGTCCACTAGCGTCAAACCCTACAAGTTTGTATCCATCCCTTGCAATCCAACACTGTCGGCATTCCTTGCCATACGGTGAGTAGCCTGCCGGAACTTGGGCTAGGTTAGGTTTAGAGTGTGTCATCCTACCAGTGACAGCACCATTAGTGTTTACATATCCATGCACTCTGTCTGTGTCTGGGTTAGCTTCATCTACCCATGACTGCACTTGAGCAACACGCTTCTGTAACATCAGATACTCAGCGATCATAGCTGCTTGAGGTATGTCCTTCACTGTAGACAGGACTGACTCATCTACCATTGGCTGACCTGTAGGTGTCAGCTTCTTAGGTTTCCATCCGAAGTCTACTAGGTACTCGCCTATCTGCTGACGAGACCCAAGGTTAAATGGCTTGAGCATCTTACGCATGAAGGGAGACCTGTCACCAGTGTCCATCACACGCTGGTACTCATCGTCAGTGAGTCCTACCTTAGATAGACTGCCATCCTTCTTGGTCTTGGGCACCACCTGTCTAACGTCAACCCACTTAGGTTTGAACACCTCATGCACTTCATCCTCTACAGCCAGCTTACGTTCCTTCAGGGTAGCCAGTAAGTCAGCGGAATGTCTCATGTCCAAGAGCCAGCCGTTAGCTATCTGCTCCTGCACAATCCACTGCACCTCATGCTCAAGGTCAATAGACTCTTGGCTAAACCTACGTAGCTCTAGCTTGAGCTTGTGGTATGCCTGAGCCGTCACACGGACATCTTGGATACAATACTCAACCATCTCATTGGATAGGCATGACCAATCATCATGGTCTCCCTTGCCTCCGAAGTTAGCCAGCTTGTGTCCACCCTCACGCTGTGGGTTAGCAAGCCTTGATAGTACCAAGGTATCCACCACCCTACGCTTGTCCACTGTGATACCCCAGAGCTTCTCTAGCACCGGCAAGTCAAAGCCTATGAGGTTGTGACCTACCACTGGGAAGTCACCCTGTAGCGCCTGTGAGAGACTGTCCTTGTCATAGTGAGCCTGAGCTTCACCGTCCTGCATAGTCACTGCTACCCAGATGGTGTCAGGATCAAGACCATTGGTCTCTATGTCTAGGAATAGATCAGAGTGCATTCGCCTTATCCTCCTGTGGCTTGGGCACCTCACGCATCCTGCCTGTGATCTTGTCGTACTTCAGGTAGCAGCATGCACCAGTGAGTCCAGCATAACGATTCTTCAGGATACGCACTGTGGTTGTGTTGCGTCTCTCCTCGTTCTCATTCTGCTGGTCACGCTCAAGACCAATCACCATGTCGGACAACTGAGCGATAGCCTGTGATCCACGCAGTTCACTTAGACTTATCTGCCCACCGTCCTCATGTGCCTTGCCTTGGGTACGCTTGAGGTGTGACACAAGGAAGAGACCTACGCCTAGCTCCTGCACCAGTGACCGTAGCTTAGTCATGATAGCGTCGATAGCCTTGCGCTCATCTGCGTTGTCCTGTGCTGACACAACGATGGACAGGTGGTCAAGGATAATCCACTTGCAGTCTAACGCTTTTGCCATGTAGCGCACGCGAGCCAACAGATTGTCTTCGCTAGTGCTACCCCAGTGATCGAACAGATAGTAGCGACCAGTGCCCATAGTCTGCTCCCAGAATGGGAAGGCAACCTCAGGATCTAGGTCTTCCTCCAAGTGCAGGGGACAGTCTGCTGCTACTGACATAACACCTAGTGCAGTGCGAGCTACGTCCTCCTCTAAAGCTAGGATACCGATGTTGTCCTCCGTAGCGTTTAGTAGGTAATACTCTAGCTCTCTGACTATCTGTGACTTACCCATGCCAGAGCCACTTGTGATTGTCACCAGTTCGTATGGCCTGAATCCTTTGGTGTATGTGTTCATACCTTGCCAAGGATACGGCACTGAACTGACCTTGATCTTGTTGGTCAAGGCATCCCATGTGTCATTGCCTGAGACAATACCGTCTGGCTGATAGACCTTAGCATCCCACCATGAGGACACAAACTCCTTCACCCGTCTGGCCTGTAGCATCTCATTGGCATCCTTGAGTGGGAGCCTAACGATCTTCAGCTTGTTGGGACTGAACAGATCCTTTACATCTGCTACAGCCTGCTTACCAGCCTTGTCGTTATCGAAGCACAGCACGATGTTATCGTACCCTTCGAGCCACTCTAGCTGCTCCTTGATTTCCTTGGATGCTGATGAGGCACCGGATCTCAAGGACACTACATCGTATCTCCTGTCGAACATCTCTGCTACTGACAGACAGTCCACTTCTCCTTCTGTGATTGTTAGGAACTTACCGCTACCTCTGCATGTCTGCTGACCGAACAGTCCAACACCTTCAGTGCTGCCAGTGGCAAAGAAGTCTTTGTTCTGCACCAGCCTGACCTTGGTACCTTTCACCTCGTCAGTATCACAGGCATAGTAAGGGTAGATATGCTTCGCTATCTTGCCTGATGAGTCGTACTCCACTGTCACACCGTACTTAGCACAGGTGGCTTTGGTGATACTTCTCTCAGGGATGTCGGCTACTACTCCTGTCAAGTCTAGCTTCCTCCTTAGTTCAGTTGGTTTAGTAGAGGTGACATTGCTGCCACCCGTACTAAAGTCATGGCAGGAGAAGCAATAGCTACCTCCATCTTCGTACACTGCCTTAGCGTCAGAGGAGCCACACGCATTGCATGGCTCATGACGTACAAACTTAGAGTGCTGGATCGACACTAGCAGAATCTGCTTGGAGGATACGAATACCATTCATGTACACAGGTACCCCATGTAGAGGGTGCATCTTACCGAACTCAAATGAGACACGGAAGTTACCACCGGGTATTTCCTCAGCCAAAGCTAAGTCCACCGCTGCCTGACCGTACTCCTGCACCGCTGCTGCAATAGCTGCTTCCTCATCCAAGTTATCTTCAGCCTGCTGCTCAACGATGAAGTCAGACACAGCACGTATGTCTACACCATCATTCGTAATGAGCTTCACAGGGAAGTTACTATTGAACTTACGCTGCATGATCTGCTCGGGTGGTTGACCAAAGGGTTTGAGACGTACACCCATGTTCTCAAAAGTCTGGGCATCGGTATCACTCAATGTCATGAGAACACTGAATCGTCCTGTGTCCTTACCTTGGAACTCCTCAGTTTGCTTAACGTGTACGAAGTTTGCTTTACCTTCAATTACCGGCATGTATTTCTCCTATAGTTACCGATTGATGATAGTGCTAGACAGCTATAAATTTACAATTGTAAGTTTATTTTCGTTGTCTAACACTATAGTATTATACAGATGCGTTGCTCAATTGTCAACAGCATCGTACAAAATAGTACCATCTTCCTCCTCTGTCATGTCGAATAGTGTTTGATTGCTGGTGTGTAAACACTCGTCACATAGGTCGAGGAACTCACCTGTCTGCTTGTCTTTCCTGACTGACTCATAGTCCTCAAGCAGTGTGTTACATGCCTTACAGCGCATTAGTGTACCTCTCCTGAGCTGTTGAACAACTGGTCGTGCATCGCCTGTACCTGTGACAGTGGTCTGTTCTCTAAGTCCTGCATGAGGTGGTCTGCACATATGACTAGCATTTCACTCACTGGCATGACGTTGATGCGATAGTCCACTAGCTCTCGACACATGCGCTCAATGGGATCTAGCTCATTGGGATCTGTCACGTCTGCATCGTAGCTATATGAATCACTCATATAAATACTCCTTTAACCATTCATCTGTTGCTGAGGTTAGGTGACCGTACTGCTCGACTTCTTTTGCGTATGTGTCACCGTACTCCCAGCTATCATACGTCAATGGTGACTTGGCTGCAACAAACCATCGTGCATATGGGTTGTCGCGCTCCTTCTTCACACTCTGGTATGTCTTGAGTACACGCCACTCCCATCCCTGTGGATTCTTGAATGTGGCATATGGTTGTGACACATCTACGCTCTTGCCAAACTTGGTTCTGTTACTCATTACTTGCTCCTAGTCTGCATTTTTGTTGAGTTTGAAAACGAACACATCTTTCTTACTGGGGTGCATGTAGAGATTGTAGCGCCCTCGGCAATACTTATGTGCTGCGTTATGCACATTAGCACGCTTGGTCTTTTCCACCAAGAACCACTCTCCCTCTCGCATGTTCTGCAACAATGGTTTCCAACTGCCTTTGCCTCGTGAATGTAGTTGCTCGGGCGCTGCTGATTTGTTTACCTTGTAGAATTGCATTTGCTTTCTCCTATTTATTTACAATTGTAACTTTTTTGTAGTAGGTGGTGACGATAGTCTGCAACCCAGCTACGTCCTCCACGGTCATGGACTTGAGCCTCTTGGTCTGAGGGAAGTACCAGCTACGCTTGCCTAGATGCACACCCAAGTAATGGGAGCCTGAAGTCAAACCGAAGCGGCGCTTGTTTACTCGTAGTCGATAGATCATTGTAGTTCTCCTAGTGGTTTTGATGTTGTGTATTATACTTGTGAATTTTGAGTGAGTCAATCAAGCTCACTCTCCCATGTGTCGCACTTGTGACAGTAGTATGATTCTGCATACTGCATCACTGTTGCTCTGCCTGACAGGTGCTCCCATTCTGCTGGGTGGTGTTCCCATTCGTGGTCGCACTCGTCGTAGTCTACTAGCTGTAGTTCTTCGCTGTCCATTAGTCATCCTCGCCTATTTGAAATCTGAATCCGTCATCATGAAAGAATACAACTTCTTCTTCTACGTCGCCCCACCGCTCCCAGTTTAGCTCACGTATAACCTCACGCACAATCTTTTTATCTGTGTGTATGCGTTCAGCTATTCTTTCCATCACACTTCTGTCCACCTTTAAGTGTACGGCGTGTCGGATATTAAGTTTAGTCCAAGTCAGGTCATCCCCATTATCATGGGTGGTCATCGTTACTTTTTTTACATTATGAAAGTTCATTCTCTATCCTCGTTTTTTTACAATTGTAAATTCTTGTTTATGGGTGAGTAGTTTATCCACATACTCAGGTGGCTAGGGATTACCTCGCCGCTAGATAGTCATAGTGTACCTGTGACACTTGCTCGCCGTCAACCCAATGCTTTGGCTGCTTCTTGGCGATTAGATCGCACCAGCTATCCCAGAGCCATGAGCACCTACGCTGGCGACATGCGTCCACATAGGCTGCAATCTTTTTATGCCTAGTCGCTGGCTGTACTTTCTTGCTGAATGTCAACACAGACTCAGGTATCGAAAGCCGCCGGAGATTGTGAACGTCGATACATCCTACTCTACCAGCAAACAGTTGGCAACAAAACCCTGCCTTAGCTAACCCAAGACCCTCGACTCGCAGGAATATATCCATCAAGTGCAAGTCTAATTCTCGACCCTTGTGATCTGCAATCGCTTGCATGGCATCATCATACAGTGGTTTAACATTTGCACGCAACCACCTGTATGTCTTGAGTTTATTACCCCAAACAAAACGGGAGTCTGACCCAAGTTTGCGGTAGTCAATCATCTGTTCGCCTACTTTATACCACGGCTGTTGTATTGATAGCACCACCATCATGACCATGTCCTGCAGGTTTTCCGGTGACTGTTGTGCGTACTCATTGATGAGCACATTGTGTTTTTTGAATCCTGACATTTTCTATCCCTAGTTTTTTACAATTGTAAATTTTATGCTGTCAATTCTAGCACGAACATATACACAATGCCAAGCCACATAGCCATGACAATGGTTCCGCCTAGGATCGCTGGCAGCACACCATCGTGCCGCCTTGGTTTATCGTCGCGCTTGTGTGGCGCAAAATCTCTCATGCTGTTCATGATTCCAATTCCTTTTCCTTTTCCACAATCTCAATCACTTTTCTCAAGATTCTACGGTCGTTGTCGGTCATTTCCCGTAGCGCGTCGAACGTCCCCTCGATTGAGTACAGGTTCTCACATAGGTATTTCCTAGTCAATGCCTGATTCTTTTTGGCCGGTTGCATATCAATCACCGTGTTCATTTGCTTCATGCTCATCAACATTTTTCTATCCTTAATTTTTTACAATTGTAAATTCTAAGCCTGCCAGAGCATTCTAGCAGGCCATTGATCCCTGAGTCTACTTAATCGCCGCCAGCAATTGCTTGGCGTAATACGCTTGTACCTCGGGCGATTCCGCCGATACCTTGTTAAAAAACTCGATCAGCACCGGATTCACTAGGCCGCTGGGCGCACCACTATCGGTCGATTCCTCTTCGCCTTCACCGCCACCAGCGCTTGCCTTGCTTGGCTTTTTCTCGGCTTTGGTCGCTTCACGCGCAGCTTTAATCTCAGCCACCATGTCGACGTAGCACTCAGGAGCACCAGCAAAATCCTTACAATACTTTTTAAACTCGGACAATGTGACGCCAATCCGTGTGCATCCGTCTTGCTTGCTCATCTCACTAGCATTCTTGAATCCTGCCGCATTAACGAAAGCCGTCTGGAATGCCTTGAACTGCGCTTCATCATGCCCGTGAATCGCTGGCTTGAATATCTCGAACAATTCAGCCATTTGGATTTTTGCTTTCGTTTCGTTGGCGATCATCTTGCGTACCAGTTCGCGTGATGCCTTGGCTTGCTCGGCGGTCATGATCTCGTTTGCAATTGCTTTGTTAAGTGTCATTTCGTATATCCCTATGTTTTTGATTGTACTGTATGTTTATACAGTGTCGGTGACTTCCTTGCCGCCGATGAGTGAACCGTCTCATAGATTGACCCTGAACACAAACCTTTTTTTACAATTGTAAGATTATTTTTGTGTGCGTATGTATATAAAGGAAACAGTCGAGATGACCATGCAAGATGTGTGCCAAGGTATGCCAAAGGGTACTTTAGCGATCCTCACACTTTGGCATACATATTGCATGGCCTTGAGCAAACTTGAGCATGCAAAAGACGTGCCAAGTCTACATGAGTTTTTCTCAAGTTAACATGAGGGTGGCTCATGTACAAAGGGACGGGGGGTCTGCGCGTGTGCTACTTTTTATTGTAGT